GCGTTCGTTCAGCTGGCAGATGAACTGCTCGATAAAGCCGTAGTGCACCACATTGCCTTCTGTGGTCATGAGGTACCCCTGCCGCTCCCACACATCGTACATAACATGGTCACGACGGACGCGCAGGAAAAGCGTATCTGCCGGAAGCCAGAAAAAGGGCAACACCATATATGGTTCGTCTTCTCTTGTAGGCGGGAATACAAGCACCAAAGTCGTCAGGTCACTGGTAGAAGACAGGTCTAGCCCGGCATAGCAGGCCCGGCCCTCTAACGCACGCGGATCAACATTTCCAGCACAGGCATCCCATTTGTCCATGGGCATCCAGCGCACAGACTGCTTTACCCATTGGTTCAAGCGCAGCTGACGGAACATATTCTCGTCTGCCGGTGTTTCGAGAGCCTTGCGAAAAGCATCGCGCACCTTATCAATGGCAATAGTATATCCCAGGGATGGGTTGGCGGTGTACCAGTTTTTCTCGTCTGTCCAGTCCGCTTCATTTGGAAGACCAAAGATGACCGGATAGAAGCGCGGATCCTTCTTGCGTCCCTCAATGATATCCAACGCCTTTTGGTGCACCTCCCAGCAGATACTGTTACGATCGGTACCAGCTGTCGTAAGGAACACCCACAGCGGTTGTTTTCGAGCATCGCCGGAGCCCTGGGTCATGACATCGTACAGAGCGCGTGTTGGCTGTGTGTGGAGCTCATCAAATATGCAGGCACTGACATTCAGACCGTGCTTGGTGGCAACCTCACTGGACAGCACCTGATAGATACTGCCGGTGGGTTCATACACCATGCGCTTGACGGATGGAATGATCTTGATGCGCTTGTTGAGCGTCGGATTTTGACGAACCATGTCGACAGCAACATCAAACACGATTGCTGCCTGCTGCCGGTCGGAAGCACAGGAGTAAACCTCCGCCTTCCACTCACTATCGTTGACCAGCATATTCAGGGCCAAAGCGGCACCCAGTTCGGACTTACCCTGCTTCTTTGGGATCTCAATATAGGCTGTAGTGTACTGGCGTTTGGTCGGATCGTCATCGTCCGTGGTACCAAACACATCCCGGACAATCTTCTCCTGCCACGGGAGCAAAGTAAAAGGCTTCCCGTGGAATTCGCCCTTCGTGTGCTTCAGGCACTCGATAAAGCGAACAACACGTTCAGCCTTGTTCTCATCATATCCCATAGGCGTTATCCCCACTGTCCTGCCAGCAGAGCTTCCATCGGATCATCCGCTGCAGGTTCGCTGCCACCAGCAATAATGCGGGAGCGGGTTGCCGGGGTCAAGCCGAATTCGGAACAAAAGCTCTGCATGATCCGCAGATTCTGCTGGGCAATAGACACCTGCGGCACCTGCTGTACATAGCCGCTGGGCGTCTTGAAGATCGAGCCATGCTGGCTAATAAACTCCTCCGCCTCCTTCCAACGGGCATACGCCTGACAATAACCCTCAAATGCCGTCTGATCCGCCATCGTCAGCACGCCCATTGCTTCCAGTGCCGGAGCAAGACGCTTCCACTCCTTCTTGGCTTCTGGAAGCAGCCATGCCGGGCACTTGACCGTACCCTTGGGCGGGACAGGCTCATGTGCGTTGAGTGGACGCTTGCCCGGATTGCCTTCCAGCAGCTTCATCGCGGTCGGCTTGGGCTTTCTACCCTTTGTCGCCATCTGGCATACCTCCTTTCTCAAAGTTGGGCGCAAAAAGAGCACCCAGAAATGAGTGCTTCAAAGTATCGTTTTAACGATAGTTTGGGGGACTCACATGCATCATTGACTGATTACCTGCTCATAAGTCAGTTCCTGACCGCCACGCATAACATGTACATTTGCTGCGCCTGCAGCATCCACGTAACGCTGAACAATCACGCTGGCGTACTTAGGATCCAGCTCCATAGTTCGGCAGATGCGATCCGTCTGTTCACAAGCGATGAGCGTACTGCCCGAACCGCCGAAGAGATCCAGCACAATGCCGTTGGGCGCAGAGCTATTTCGGATCGGATAAGCCAGCAAGGGAATCGGCTTCATGGTAGGATGATCGCCATTTTTCTTGGGCTTGTCGAAATTCCAGATGGTGCTCTGCTTGCGATCCGAGAACCACTTATGCTTGCCATTGGGAAGCCAGCCATACAGAACCGGCTCATGCTGCCACTGGTACGGGGATCGCCCCAGCACAAGGGAGTTCTTGACCCAGATGCATACACCACTGATATGGAAACCCGCTTCCTTAAAGGCACGACGAAAACTCAAGCCTTCCGTATCCGCGTGAAAAATGTAGGCGCTACCACCTTCTGCCATACAAGCAGCCATGTTACGGAACGCTGCCAGAAGGAACTCATAGAAAGCCTGATCACTCATGCTATCGTTTTGAATGGTTTTGCCATCCGCGCTCTGGTAAGCAACATTGTAGGGCGGATCCGTAACGATCAGATTTGCCTTCACACCGTCCATCAGGAGGCGTACATCGTCGAGGCTCGTGGAATCACCACACATCATACGGTGACGGCCCAGCACCCACACATCACCAGGCTGGACAAAAGGCGTCACTTCCTCCGGATCGATAGCGCACTCATCATCCTTCACGTCCTTATCATGGACTTTAGAAAACAGATCGTCAATTTCAGCAGCATCAAAGCCGGTGCAGTCCATCTCATAGCCGGAGGACTGCAAATCCTGCAGCAACTCTGCCAAGGCAATCGGTTCCCATTCACCCACAGCCTTGTTCAGTGCAATGTTCAGCGCCTTCTCATCCTGTGGGTTTTCAATATGCACCACGACACAGTCAATCTCTGTCGCGCCTTCAGCTGTGAGCACCTTAAAGCGCTGGTGACCGCCAACGATATTGCCAGTTACTTCATTCCAGATCACAGGATCCACGTAGCCATAGGTATGCAGACTTCGCTTGATCTTCTCATACGCAGGATCCCCAGGCTTAAGATCTTTGCGCGGGTTGTATTTCGCGGGTTTCAGCTTATCCACAGGGATCCGCTGCAAATTCATCTGAGTGTTCATGATATGCCTCCTGTCATTGTGGGTAGTATAGTTGCCATAGCTACACGCAAAATAGCGTAAAGGTAGTCCTGCCTTAAAACACCAGGTTGTTTTCCCCTCATCCCCTGGCTTTTCCCATAAATGTCGCTATGATTTAAGGGAAAGCAGCGGAGTTTTTTCAGGCTTAAGTAGAATAAAGTATAGCGCTCAACCATTTCCACCCACCGAACTGTCTATTTTCAGCGAACCGAATTGCAGGATGGAATTTTCTTCCTCTTGACCACGTAGTCATTTTATGCTACAATATGACTACTTCAAGGAGGTGTTTGTATGTATCCAACTCTTTCCATCCGTCCTTCCAAGGAACTGCGGAACAACTATAATCAGATTTCGACCATGACAAGAAACAATCCGGTCGCCATCACTGTTAATGGCAAAGAGGATACGGTTGTGCTGTCCCATGAAGATTTTGTTGATCAGCAGCAATACATCACTGAACTGGAAGCCCGTCTTGAGGTATATGCACATCTTGCGCAGGCAATGGATGATATCAAACTTGGCAGAACGCAGGTACTTGATGCGGCATTTGATGACATTCTCGCTGAACTTGACGAGGTGCGTCCATGAGTTACGAGGTACGAATCACCGAAACCGCCAAACAAGATCTACGCGAAATTGCATTCTACATTGCTGCACGTTCCATGGACAACGAAGTCGCAAAGCATTTTGTTATGGAACTTCGTGCGCAGTGTAATCGTCTTGTGGATTTTCCCCAAGCGGGAGCACTGCCAAAGGATCGTATCCTGCGCAGCATGGATTACCGGTACCTCACGCATAAGGACTATCTGATTTTCTACAATACCGACGAAGCCGCAAAGATCGTCAATGTGTTGGCAATTTTCAACGCTAAAAAAGACTACCCTCGCGTCATACGGAAATTCATCTAATTCGCTGGCATCTGTTCGCAATGGGCAGATGCTTTTATATTTTGCATAACCTCTTATCACCCGCCCGTCAGGCGGGTTTTCTCGTTTTTGGGGTGCAATACCCCCCGGCCCCAATTTCGCGAAATTTCACACACGACTGGGCCGCGGTCGCTTAGGGGCAGCCCTTAGGGATCTGATACCCCCCTGGGGGTACACCCGGTGTGCCAGGGCGACCTGCCGAAAGGCCGGGGTGTGTCGGGACGGCGTCCTGCCAGGGACGAGGGGTGTGCCGGGGGCGATCCTGCCGGGCGCGAGGGGGCTGTGCCTGGGCGGCGGCCTCCCTGGGAGCAACGGGGCTGTGCCTGGACGGCGGCCTTCGGGGGCACACGGGCGTCTTTTCCCCGGGCAAAAAAGTTTTTCCGGCAAAAAAATTTTTCTTCACGCGATGTATAAGGAAGCGCGAGGGGCTGGTTTGCGAAAATTGGTGGATAAGGCTATTTTCGGCCCGATTGTTTGGTGGGTTTAGCCGTTGCTATTTCCGGCGAAAAGAGCGATGAATGTGTCACGCCGCAGGGCCGGGGCACACCCCCAAAGGCCCGGGCCGGAAAGG